TTGCTAGACTTGATTGATATGCTGGTTGAGTGTCAAGTGAATTTTGTGGAGCGCCATTTGAAGCGACATTCAAAGCACCCTCATATCCTGGCGCAGCTGATGGTTTTCCAATTAAAACAGGGCCATTTAAAATAGCAGATCCACTTGGAGACGTGTCAGGTGCAGAATAAGAAACATCATTAGTTCCTACAATTAATTTGTCTGATTGTAATCTAGAAATGTTCATAATGTCCTCAATGATGATAATTGTGTTTTCTTCAAATTATTTGTTAAAGCGCCAAAGTTTTCATCAGCAAAAGCTGCAGCGACCATGAATCCATACTTAAGTTCAAATTGACCTTTAGCTATTATAGTCATGTCTTTAGCAGATTTAACTGTAACCTTTTCACCTTGAACACGAATATCAGGAGCTCCAATATCTGCAATTCTCTCTGCTTTCACAGTAAATTGACCATCTTGACCTCCACCATTCGCATCAATAAAAACATTTTTTGCTCTTAATAAGATATTACCATTTTCACACTCAAATATCATATCACCTTTTTTGGCTTTAATGATTTTTGCTGGTAATTGTGATATATCGCCAGGATCTCTAACTTTTAAACCCTCACCAAGAACTTCCATTGACATGCCTGGCGTATATAAAACATGTTTACCTGTGCCAGGCCCACCTCCTTCAGATGCACCTTGACCTGTACTAGCATAAAATCCAAAGGACTGAGCCTCTTGTGTTTGAATTTCATAATTAGTGTCACCATGTATGCTGCTCTGTCCACTTTGAACAGCATATCTTAATTTAACCTGTCTTTCCAGATTCTTTTTATCGTTTGGTGCTTTTGACATTTTATTTTTCGATACAACTAATTACAGTTACAACAGCGTCCTGAGTTATTTGAGCAAGTTGAGATGCATCATCAACCTTAGTGAATTTAAGAACTGGTAATAATTTGGCACCAGCTCCAGTATCGCTATTTATTGTGATGTCAGGAAGTTCAGTAAACCCAAATCCACCATTAACAACATTTGCACCTACAACTAATCCATTTTGAATATTTAACTCAACTTCAGCTTGACCTGGCCCTTGTATTGTATCACCAGTCGCATCGTCTGTCAAAGTGTCCCCACTGACTGAAGCAGTATCATTATCGTCATATCCAAAACCAGTATTCTGAACAATAACATCACCTAATGATGTTACATACGACACCTCACCGTCATAGTTTGCGTTAGGATCTGGAATTAATTCTTTTACATTTCCATCAATGTCAGTTTCAGTGGTGTTTGGTAAATACCCCTCACCAGAATTCGTTATGACAACACCAACCACACCAAGTTCAGACCCATTTGGATCTGAAACATATATTGGATTACCGTTAGAATCTCTTTGAATATCTCCTATATTAAAACCATCAGGAATTAAACCGTTGTCGGAGTCTGATTGATTATATGTTAAAGGAGAAACTCTTCCCATTTGAGGATAACCACCAGCAGCTGATCCTTTATCACAACTATCAAAGAAAGATAATAAAGGTGGTTCTTTAAAACCAAATCCTGTGCCATTAATTGCAACGCCAATGATATTTCCAAGAGCGTTTACAATTGCACTTCCAGTTGCACCTTGACCACTACTACCTAAGAAATCAACTCTTGGTGGGCCACATTTGAGAACATTGGTACTGCAATCTGGTCGAGTTGGACTAGCATCAATTGCATTGTCAATTGTATCTAAGAGAGGTGTTAATTTAGAATTTAATCCTGCCTTATCAATTATGTTCTCAAATGCATCTTCGATTGATTTTGAAACTCCATTCTTTGAAGAGAATGAAGTTGGTTCTGGAGGACAATTGACTTTATCACAATCAAGCACGTTAGTAATGATATTTGCAAATTTAATTGCTTTTGAAAATGTTTTACTAGGAAGTGCAATACCTCCACCTTGAATATTATTTAATTGTCCAAACATGCTTCCAAGACTAGAATCTAAAAGATTATTAATCTGTCCAAACATATCACTCATAAAATTTTCTATACCACAAATAGGAACATCTAATACTTGTCCAATCATGTTTTCTAAACTCTTTGAGAGATAATCTACTAAGGAGTCTTGTATTTTTTCAATATTACAAAAAATCACACTTGTCAATGCATTTGTGGCTTGACCTAATACAACTTGATTAAATTTATCAACACTACCCTCCATAGTTTTATCTAACTTATCGAGAGTATCTTGAATTAACCATGATCTACCACGACGAATCAACTTCGTCATAGAGTTATGAATTCTACCTGTGGCTAATTTTACCTCTGATTGAATATCAACAATACCGCCATATATTGGATCAACGTATGTGGAAGCTTCATTTAATTCTTGAAGAGTTTCCAGTTTTCGAGTAAAATCTTTTATTGCATTACTAATTTTTGATATTTCATTATCTTCACAAGGACTAAAAGCATCAGTGACAATATTTGTAGACGCTTCTTTTTGTTTCTGTGCGATTGTCTTTGCGACTTCACCAGGCGTGAATGAACGAGGCCAAGGTGATGCTTGATGTTGTTGTTGTTTACCAGCGGTTTGAACTACTTTTGGTGGTGTGTATGGTTTAAAACAAGTTTGTTTTTTTGCGTTAAACTCTGAGGTAGTCAGTTCATCAGCAACAAAAGGTTGTTTAAATAAAGTTCCAAATATTACTGGTTGTTGTGCATCCTCACCATCCATAAAAAATCCAACAACAACTTCCCCACCTTGATATTGCACTGTCTCTCCACAACCACCAGTGGTCGCAGTGTTTGGTGGTAGAAGAATGTGTGCTAAAGGTAGATCCTCATCAGGGAGATCATCTGCACAGTCATGATATCCAACGATACGAACTCTACATCTGTGAGCATAAATGTCTTTCTTATCAGGATCATCTGCTTGTGTCTTTTCTAAGGAATCTCCCCACTTTCCTTTGTCTGGATCAGTCACTTGACCAATCCACCATTGCATAGGATCTTTTCCCCAAAAATTAGTTGATGGTTGATACATCTAATTAATCGTCATAGACTAAACATTCTGGTTCATCAGGATGCATATCGCAAAATAGTTCTAATGCATTTGGATCATGGTGATCGCCTGCTTCGATTTCATCCTTATGATGTTCGACATACTCTTCGAGTTCATGCAACTCTTCTTTTGCATGTCTGCGTGCTGCTGGATTTGCCTGTGGATCTTCGATAATTTTTTTATCGTATTCAATGTGATCTTCGATTGATTTCATTTGATTCTCCTGTTTCTTTTATTTAAGCGGTAAACACATCACGGATTAATTTTAACTGAGTATCAGCTTTATTATCAGCTATGGTATGTTTTAATTCGGCAATTAAATACTTTCCACTAACATCATCGTCAGATTCATCTCCGTATGTAGTTGATTCTTGATCTCCTTTTTTAAGTGGAAATCTAAGATTCAACATCTGTCCCGCCCTTAAATCTGGATTAAAGGGAACAGAGATGCTCATAGATTGTGAAAATATTAAATTAGCTCTAGCATAAGATTTACTTTGATAAATGGCAAGCTCATTCTCTTTCTGTATTTGATCTTTCTTAGATCCTTTTTGCAATGCTCCTTTATCTAAAACTCTTAACATTAATCGAGTCGGGAAGTCCTCCAGTTTGTTTGGTAATTTAGGTGGTTTTTTTAAATTCATTCCAGAAATTCTATAATCAACAATTTTTTCAGTAGCATTATCTATGTTTATATAAATTGTTTTATTTGAATACATTCCCATTCTACAATTCATACCAATATCATTTGTTTGATTTAAATTATTTTCTATAATTCTAAAATCATCTTTTTCTTGAGTTGAAGTTTCTGATTTTTTATAATCAATCGCATCCTCTTTCAATAAATTTTCTATTGATTTAAAAACATATCCATCCAAAGTTTCAAAAAATAAAAAACCAGAACCATCTTTTGATTGAGATTTAGAACACAACCATTGAATAGTGTCGAAAGGTCTTTTTAAATTTCCTACAAAAGAGTAAGAGTTAATAGTTCTATCAGTATTATCTAAATTTTTACTTGTTTGAACTCCTTTTTTATCACCAATCAACAATTCAAAAACTATTTGTGAAATATTTCCTGTAAATTTTTTACTCATTCTTGAAGTTTCATTTATAATTGACTCAACAGATAGAAATTCTAAAGTAGCAACTTGTTTACCAGCAGTGGTCTGAACATCTTTAACAGAATTGAGCATTAAAAAATGTTTATCTGGTTTGATTTCAAAATCCTCATAACCATCTACTTTAATTCTTAAAGAAAGATACTCCCCACCAGTGATTCCCTCACGACTTATTACTTGATCAACATCAATAAAATTTAAGGATAATGATATTGCTGGACTTTTTACACTTTCATAATATGTGATATTTGGATTACCACCAGATATTTCAAAATTATCCTTCAGAGATGAACCCTCTGTTGGCACTAACATACATTCTGATATAAAATACTTATTTTCCATTATTTTATTAATTTAGCGATATTGTTTGGTAATTTTGATGCAGGCATTTTCTTAACCACTGGTACACCTATCGACACTGGAAATGGAGAAGGAACTGGTTGTGCAATAGTTTGTACAACTGGTTGAATCATAGTTTTTACTTTAACTCCGCTTACACTTTGATTTATATCACTAGCGAGAGATGCAAACTGATTACTTTCTTCTTTACTTGGTTGAATACCCTCAGAATTATATCTCGTTTCAGTTTCTGACTTAAAATTGCTTGATGAATTAACAAAATAATCTGTTGGCATTCGATTTTGTTCCTCTGTCCTTGCATCTGTGGCAAATGATGCATCACTATTGGACAAAATATTGAACATTGTATCTTTTGGTAATCCTGTTGTTCCTTTTAAAACATCATCAATTGTGACATTCTCAAATCCTTTTATTTTGTGTATTTCACCAAGAAGTTGATCTTGATGCTTTATCAGGTCATCTTTTGCAATAGAGGAAATTTTTGTTGTCATCTCCTCTGTTTCAGTAAAAGTTTCTGCGCCACCATCTTCATATTTTTCTGTAGTAGTAGGAGTATGTTGATAGTATGATTGAGTCATGGAACTACCAATCAATTCTGTTTTATCTCTGAAAAGAGTAGTGCCATCAGAAGTCTTTTCTTCATAAAGATCTGAGGTACGACCTTTACCAGTATCAAAAAATGATTCTGTTATTATATTTGATTTTAAATTACGAGCATCTTCTCTTCCTATGGAAGCTTCAAAATAAGGAGAAACCTCATCATTAGGAATAACATCACCAGACTCTGAAGGAACTATAAGTTCAGGCCCTTTTTCACCAACAACATATGGTTCACCTTTTTTAACAGGGCCACCCTCAGCTCTCATATTTCCTCTAAAAAGAGCTCCAGCGAATAATGAAAAGAGTCCACCCAAATCAGGCACTTCAGTTTCCCCTGCCTGAGCTCTTTTAAATCCCTCCTCAAAACCAAGTTCAAAAAATCTTTGAGATCTTATTAATGCAGCTTGTTGTTCATTAGGTGCAGAACTTCTCCTCATTAAAGCTTCAGAAATAAGATCTCTTTCTTTCATCCTTATTCTGAATTCTCTACTATCTAATTGTCTTTTCTTTGACAACGTAGAGTCGTAATCAAATATGTTTCTTGATGATATTGCCATTTTACACTATTGATAGATATTGATTTGATATTACATCAATAAAAGGAATAACACTTTCAGTTGAAGTTACAGAAGTGCTGTCTATTTTAGGACTAGTAAAAGTAGGAGTGGGTGTAGACTCACCACCAGCACCACCAGCGATGGCATTGTTTATTGCTGGTAAAATTTCTGTATCTAAATTATCTTCAATTGGTGGTTGACTTATATTCTGAGACAACTCTTTATTTTCTATTTTTGGAGTTAAATTAGGACTCAAATTAGGAGTTGAACCAGAGGTTGAACCATCGTTTGATTTTATTAAAGGACTAGAGGCAGCACCCGATTCTATTTGATCTCCAGATCCATATTTAGTAAAGAATGTATTATCTACTCCCAATTCACCTCGATATGCATCACCCTCCTGATAGGAATCACCACTTAAAAATTCTGTATTTCCACCAACATGTTTCTGTGCAGATTTTATAAGTTTTTCATCTTGCAGATCTTTCGATGTTTGATCAAATAAATTTTCAATTTCTTTCATAGATCTTTTATCACCTCTCTTATCGAAATATGACTTCATCGCTAAAATAGCGGTGTCTTTATCTGTAATATTTGAAAACTCTGGTGCGATTGTACCATCTGTTTTGGTTGGATCTTTAAATGCTGGTTGATATTGACCTTCTTTTAAAAGGATGTCAGATAGAGTCAGTTTTGGAAACTTACCACTTTCATCTGTTTTGAAAGATGATTTGGTGTAATCAAACGCTGCATTATCCATTTTACCATCTGATATATCACTTTGGACATCATAGAATCGATTATAAATTGATTGTGCAACATCAACTCTTGCCTGAGAATCTCCACCTTCTAATGCAGATATGGCAGTTAATATAGCAAAATCTTTTGAGTTTGAATCAACTCCATATGGATTTTTAACTTTCTTTTTACTTTTTTCATTACTTTTATTTGTGTCTGCAGCAGATACTAATCCTTCAAAAAAGGTAGGACTATATGTGTCAACTACATTTTTTGGAATAACGAATTCGCCAGGAGTCAATAAACTTTTAACTGTGTCAGAATTACCAGATCCAGGCACAAGACGACCTCGACTAAAAGGCAACATGCCTATCGCACCACCAACAAGTAAATCTGCGTTATTAGCCAGAAATTGATTTGCAGCTCCTGATAATCCTTCCAAAAGTTTATTTCCACTTGAAAAGGGTTGATCATCTTCTAAACCCTTTTGTGCATCATCTATACCTTTCTGTTTATCATCTTCCATCTTGTCAATATTTCTTTGCTTCTCATCTAACTTAATTCCTCTATCTTTTTGATCTACTATGATATAATTTGTTATTTGTTGTACTTCACCTTGAAGTTCTCTGAAACTTGATTCTAAAGCTTTTATCAAACTAGAATTTTGTCTTGTAAGTATTATATTTGTACTCGAAGTTTTGAAGGCACGATCAGCCACTCTGTCAATCCTTATGATTGAATCAAAAAAATTACCAATCGTAATTTTTTTACCAGATTGTTCTAATTCTTCCTCATCCATAGTTTTGGACGCCCTCTTGTTGTTGTCTCTTTAGATTTTCCTTTTCAATATGATTTTTAAGAAGAGTTAGATAAATGTCTCTCTCCCAAGGCATCATATTTTCAAGTTCCGTCAAGCTATATTTATGGTATTGCATGAGAGCGAAATTGATACGATAATACGACTCAAGATCCTCTCTTGCAATACTTACCCGAAAAAATCGGCTAGACCCTCCAAAACGACACTACTTTTCTTTTTTGTATTTGGATTTGTAATTTCAATCTTATGAGATAATTTAGGCATGGTTGCAAAAAATTTCTCAACTTGTTTGAATTGTTTTGAATTTAATTGTTCTATAAATTGTAATCTTTCATCTGGTGTATAATCTTTTGACTCCCATGCTTCCTCTTTATTATAAACAGTATCCATACAATCTGCGATCAACTGAAATGTTTTATCAACTGTAGTTTGTGATGCATCTTGTGTATCAAAATTAGTTTCAATAAATTGATTGAGTGATGGATACTTCATACGAAGTGTTAGATCCTTATCAAGTGAAATATCTTTATTATGCTCTTTTGATTTGACCACTTGAATTTCATCAACATAAACTGTAACTTCAACTTCAGTCTTTCGATCATCTGGACAAGTTACAACTAAATTTATATCTTCACCAATTGATTTTGCACGAATATTTAAAAACAAATATTCAATATCAAAGGTAGGTAAATCATCAATTTTGATTCCTCTTGTAATCACACACTTCTTCAATACATCTTTTACAGAATTCGTAATTTCATTTTGATCTCTAGATTCAAGAGCCAAAATTAATATTTTTTCTTCCTTAACAAGAAAAGGTCGATATTTAATTTTTTTACCTGTTGAAGGTAGGTTCAACTCATAAGTTGGAGTCGTGATTGTTGGTAATGGCATAATAAATTAATTTCTGGTTATTTAGCGGCCTCTATTATGAAAGGTTGTTCTTGGTTTTGGTTTCCACCAAGGCCAATTTTTCTCTAATTGTTGTTTTTCATAATTTGCTCTTTGATTTTCGTTAGATGCACCATTTTCTGGCAAAGTATTTCCATACATGTAACTTTCCCTTAAAGCAAGTCTAGCTGATTGTTCGTCACTGTTGAGAAGATCCCAAGCAGTACCCTCAACAGCCTGATTAGTGTCAGAGTAGTTAAATTCAGTAAAGAATCTATCATACGCAAGTTGCACACTACATCTTAACACATTTGAGTCACCATAGGCAACTCTCATTGATGTTAAATTAGTAGGCCAAACATTCACAAATTCATATGACAACATTTTTGTAGTTGGGGAAACACTTCCATCACGATAGTTAGAATCAGGTTCATCTATAAAAGTATCTCTTTCAAATTTTGTAAGATGTATAACCTCCTTGTAATCTTCTGGATAATTAAATCTACCATACGCATTTAAATTTCTTTTATTGTTTGTAATCGGATTTATAAAAGTCATCCATGATTCTAAAACTTCAAGAATTACATGTTCAGCGTCAACATAAAAAGTTAAATTAAGAGGTGGAAAAGATCTAAGATTTGGAAACTCTTCTTGAATACCTTGATGATGACCAACTGCAAGACTAGTTTGAAAGGTTGTGCCTGGAATCTCTGCTTCAGTACACATTATGGACATTTTTTGTTGAAATGGAAGTCCACTTGTTCTGCCTGTGCTCGTTGTTACATCACTTTCAAGCCAAGTTTGATAATTTCCAAATGAAAAAGTAACTTGATAAAGAGTATCTAGAGATGGGCGGCCAATAATAGACTGCACATCTTTCATGCTTTTCTTAAAAATATCTGATTTTCTTGGGAATAAATTATTCTCTGACACGATAAATATATTTGTGTTGTTATTATTATATATGAGCTATAAAGGAATATATAGGCCTTCTAACCCCAAAAAATATAAGGGTGATCAATCTAACATTATTTATAGGTCTTTGTGGGAAAGAAAATTCATGAATTACTGTGATTTGAATGAGAATATCCTTGAATGGGCATCTGAGGAGTTTTGGATTCCCTATCTAGATCCAACAACAAATCGTGTTCGTAGATATTTTCCTGACTTTTTTATTAAATACAAAGATAAAGATAATAATATTCGTAGATCGGTAATCGAAGTCAAACCGATGAGAGAGACACTTGAACCAAAGGTGACAAAAGGTAAATCAAGAAAAACTCTGATAAATGAATCAATGACATATGTTAAAAATCAAGCAAAGTGGAAAGCAGCGAAAGAGTTTTGTGCAGATCGTAAATTAGAATTTAAAATTATGACTGAGAAAGAATTAGGAATCCGATGAGTATTCTACAGAACATATTGAATAGAGTTGGTGGTCAAGTCAATGAGGAATTCTTTCGCAAAGAATTAATTAGTGAGTTAGGATCAACAAACTTTGATGATGATGCTGCAGATACAGGTGGATTTACTCCTGGCCAGTTATATTTTTTTACTTATCAAGCACAAACGAAACAACCATATTATGACATGTATCCGTTGTCATATGTGATTGAATATCAAACAGGTGGTTTCTTAGGATGTAACCTTCATTATGTCAAATTGACTCAAAGAGA